TTACACGCAGGGGGTCACAGGTTCGAGTCCTGTACCGCCCATTGGCCTCTCTTCTCGTTGATTTCCTTCCACAGGGTCGTCACTGAGTAAAAGGGGCCTATTTAGTGTGTTAGAGACGACCTCACGGGCCAACATGTAGTATGACTCCCTGGCACATGTGTAATGTGTCAGGGTTTTGCTACTGCTATGGCCGGTGAGTTTCATCACGAAATGCTCGGGCAGGACCTCGGCGACCTGGGTCGTGTAGGTCTTGCGAAGCTGGTGGAAATCGCCAATTCGCCGGCCGAAGGCCAGGAACTGTATCCGGTTGAAGACCCGATTGAAGTTGTTCTCAGGTCGCTTACGCAGTTCGTCGGGCAACAGACCTGCTTCCTGCAGGGCCAAAAGCCTGGCCACGCGACGGGGCAAAAGCAATGGATAATGACAACCCGTGCACTTGGCCAGAGCATCGGCCGCTCGGGGAACCAGGGGAACGTGTCTGCACTCCTTATCCTTCGGCTCCCACGGCCAGGTCTGGGCCGTCCGCCGCTTGGGCTCGACATAAACATTGCCATCGCGAATGTTGTCCCACGTCAAGTTGAGCAGGGCCCCGCGACGCAAGCCAGTGGTCCGACCTACCCAAAGAATTGCCCGCCACCGATCGTCCGGGGCATACCGAAGCAGCCGCTCGAACTGCCAGTCCTCATAAATCCGGACTGGCTTGCGGGTAACACGGAATGCCTTGACCGAACGTAATGGGTTGGCCTCCAGCAGTTTCCGCTCGACGGCCCACTCCAAAACCGGTTGAATGGACCGCAGGTAGATGTTGGCCGTCGTCTTGGATCGGCCCGTCTCGACGAGCCAGTTCTTGAAGCGATCTCCATCAGCAGCGACCAATCGGTCGATGGTTTTCCGAGCCCGTGCCATATCAAACCAACGGCAGGCTCGTTCAGTTGTTTTCCTCGTCGATTCTTCTAAATCGTAGCGCCGCTCGACGAGACACTCGGCGCATAATGCTCTCAGAGTTAACATGGCAAACCTCCTCTTCACTTGTCACAGATCGCAAAACCTCGAAGAGAATCTTACGATCCGAAGGTGCCCCAGTCAACCGAGAGAGCTAACCGCCACATCACCGCTATGAAATTGACAAAGAGCGTCCGTGCTCAGCCGCGCAGAAACCTGTGCGGCGACCCTCCTGGTCTCTTGGAAAAAAGTGAAGGGGCCCCCTGTGCGGAGGGAGAGGAAGCGAGACTACGGGGGCCCCGGTTGAAGACATCATTAGACCGGCCCAAATCGCCGGCGTCAATGCTTGATCTATGCGTATCAGAAGCCTCTGGATCGAGGCCTGGGAGCGAGAAAGAGGGGGCGGCAGAGGGGCACGCCCCCGGGGAGACGCGGTCGAGTTGAATGCTGAGTTCACTGTCGCGTCTCGTGGTGGATTTGGTTTTGCCCATCGGTTTTGGTATAATACCCCCGATGGAGGCAGTTCCCCCGGACGGGTCGTTGACGGCAGTTTGTTTCAGTAAACTCAGCATGATGGCTTCTATATAGGTGGCACGTCGACATATGTCAACAAAAGACGCCAGGAAAAGACAGAAAAAGTCATCTGGTGCTCCCTAACCACCTTTGTAGGATAAGGTTATGAAGCAGAAAGAAAACCAGAATGCAGAGCCTACAGAGCAGTTGACCGTGCGCATTGAGGCTGGCTTGCCTGGCGAGATCAAGGCAAGCAAGCCGCGTGGGGTCACCATTGGACACGTCTGGTCGATGGCCGGGCGAGTGTGGCTGGCCCTGCCAAAAGACGTGCGAGATGATATTTTGATCGGTCGGGTCAGTCCTGCCGCTCTGGTGAGTGCGTACGCGACCCTAGACGACGCCGAAGCGAGTATAGTAACGCATCACGATACTCCGGAGTCGTCTGCTGGAGGATCTCAACGATCTCGGAAATCACAGGGTCATAAGCGGAAAACGGGATGATGCGGACCCCCTGGTCCACCGAACGGCGAGATGACATGCTACACCCTCTTTGTGACGACGTACTCTAACTGCGAGGGTGTTGCTGTTCCCCCTTCCCATAGGTTGTTCGGGGGTGGGGTACGTCTTCTTGGCGGATTTCGGCCCCACTCCCGTTGCCTGTCTGCAAAGAAGGCGTTTGAGACAGGCCAAATGTAGATGCGAATTTTGAGAGAAATCGAAATATCTTTCCCTCCGCGCCCTATTTCGTGTGGGGGATGGGACCCGAGGAATGATTCTGGAGGTGAGAGACAATGGACGAAGCGAGAGACGAGAAGGTTTGTCCCTATTGCGGCGAGGCGATCCTGGCTGTGGCCGTCAAGTGCAAGCACTGCGGCGAATGGCTTGACGGCCGGGCCGACAACGGGGCGACGGCCCCCCCGGTGCCCGTCGAGGTCGACAATACCGTCACGACCGAACAGACCGGCAAAACGTATAAGGCCTGTCAACTGGCTGGCGCTTTGGCGGTGGTCGTGGGATTGCTGATGGCCGGCATCGAGCCGGTCGTCGCCGGGCTGGGCCTGTTCACCGGCCTCATTTTGCTATTGGTCGGTATCATCGGTGGCTGGTGGGCTCACGGCTAGACGTCCAGGACCCGACGTCGGCGGCGACGAGATTGGTGTCTGTTTCCTCAATCGCTTGGCCCTAGGTCAGGGCAGCCGTCAAGGCGGCGGTGAGGGCCGCACCGGCGACGGCGCCCAGGCCGGTCAGCAGTAGCGAGGCCCACGGCGGTACGTGGTTGCGCAGGTTGTTGCAGACGTCCCACAACTGGTCGTCGACCCGCTCTCGGGTGGCGGTTTCCTTTTCCAGGTCGCTTTCGAGCGAGTCGACCCGCGTGGCGGTCGTGTTTCCGAGGACACACGTTTGTGTGGCGTTTCCGTTCGGCATGCTCTCTCCGGCATTGCAGTAGTCGTTATTGCGTGGTGGTGTCGTCGACGCCGTAGTCGGTAATCATGATGACGGTTCGGCGAATCTCGCCTTTGATTTGTGCTGTGTATTTCATTTGGTCACCTCGATTTTGTCGCCATAGCCGAACTCAATGAACAGATTGAGGTCGCACGTGTCCGCCGAGCCGCCGAAGACCATGTACTGAAACTGATACGTCGAAAGGGGTGACAGCGTCGCCGCGATGCGGGCCGGCAACGAGGACTCATCCGTTGCCGAGATGAGGGAGACATCGCGGCTCCAGGTCTCGCTGACGAACAGGCCGTCTCGGACCAGTCGCAGACGCACCGTGGCCTCCAGCGGCCAGTGGCCGCCGAACGGGGCCGCGTCGGAGACTTTCACCGCGCCGGCATACACAATATTGGGATCGCCCGTAAAGGCCGCGCCAATGTCTCGCCACGTCTGATCCTCTGGGTCCGGGTCGTACTCGAAATCCACATTTGCTACAGTAACATCGAAGAAGGTGCCCGCCATGACGGGGGTATATCGGTCAGTGTATTTGTATTTGAGGTGTAGGTTGAGGTCGCAGTCGTCTGCAGCGGCACCGAAGACCATGTACTGAAACTGATAGGGCGAATCGTCCTCAAAAGCAGTGGTTACCGCGATGGGCAACTTCGATTCGTCCGCTGCCGAGTCCAGGGAGACGTCGCGGCTCCAGGTTTCGACGATGGTGGTGCCGTCTTTGACGAGTCGCAGACGGACCGTGGCGTCGAGTGGCCACGAGTACGTGTTGCCGTCATAGACTTTCACGTAGCCTCGGAGGGTGATGCCGGGATCGCCTGCGAAAGCCGCGCCAATGTCGCGCCACGTCTGATCCTCCGGGTCCGGATCGTACTCGAAAACCACATTTGCTACGGTGATATCCAAAAACGTTCCCACCAGCTCATTCTGTTTGACGTAGGTGCCAGCCAGTGTGGTGGCGGAGATGCGGTCGGCCACCAACTCCCCGGCCTTCAGTATGTCGGCCGAGAGAGTCACTGTACCGCTATCGTTGTACAGGACTTCATCCCAAGTGGCTCCGGCGTCGTCGGAGACGTAGATGCCGTTACTGTCGATCCGCAGACGCGCGTTGCCGCCGAGGTTCAGTGTGATCGTGCCGCTGGTGACGGACCCGAGATTCGCCGTGATGGCGTCGAGCGTTGCGACGTTCAAGGCGGACGCGATGATCGTGCCGTTGTAGATCAAGGCCCCGTCGATCTTGCTGGGGTCGCCGCTATGCCGCCATGTGCTGTCGTCGGTGGCGTTGTCTTCGGGCTTGCTGCTGCCGTTGACCTTGGCCCAGTCGGCCGCTTCGGGGTCCAGGGGGGCCCAGTGGACCCCGGTGATCGGCGCCCCCGCGGCGTTGATGGCGACGAGGTATTTGTTGACCCAGTCGGCCGGGTCGTTGGTCGTCAGAAACACGGTCGGGCTGGCCGGGTCCCAGTAGACGTAAGCGGCGGCGGTGCCGGCGGGGTTGTCGGCCGGTTGGTGCAGTTCGCTGCCGTGGCGGACGTAGCCGCTCGGTTCGCCCTCGTCGTCGGTGTCGGTTGCCCAGATGATCTTGCCCGGATCGCCGGCGGCGAACGTGTAGTTGCCCCATTCGAAGACAACCGCGCCCCGGGCGCCGATCGCGTCAATCGTTGCGCCCGGCAGGGCCGGACGTAGGACGCCTCCGTATTGGTGGATGCGCTGTATGGCCCCCAGTGGTACGGTCACGCCTGGGGGCACGGCGTCGAGGTCGTCGAGGATCGGGGTATACCGGACCAGGCTGAGTGTTGCGTGCAGATGCTCGTCGAGGGCGGTTTCGGTGACCTCGAACTGATCGTCATCGAGCAACTCGGCCGGTCCGAACAGGAACGGATCACCGGCCGATGGCGCACAATCGAAGATCCCATCGATTGTGACGATCTTGCCGTTGCTGCTGACCGACGCTACCGCCTGGATATCCAGGGCCTGCACGCTGGTCTCGGCGTTGCGCACCTGAACCAGCAGGACATCGTTACCGGTGAGCAGGCCGGTAACGCTTCGGTCGAGAGTCACGGTGGTTGCGGTGACGGCTGTGATCCGTCCGCCCAGGCTACGACCGTCGATCTGGGCATAGACGACGTCGCCGGCCTCGTAGACGGCCGTGTCGATGTCGGCGCGGCAGGTGAGCGTCCGGTCCACCAGGCGGTTGCGGGCCAGTTCGCGACGGGCCAGGCGGGCCGCCTCGTGCGTGCGCGTCACACCGGCCAACTCGAGGTTGACCGTCGTCAGCGTATCCATCTGGTGGTCGGTCACCAGAATCGTCCGCTCGGCAAAGGCGGCGTCGGCGTCCCGGTAACGCACCGTGGCTTCCGAGGCGAGTTGGTCGTGCTCGATGGGCATCAGTTCTGCGCTGTGGCGTTGCCAGGTCCCGTCGCACAGCAGGCCCAGCGGTTCGCGCGGCGACTCGATCCACAGGCCGAAGGATCGGCCCATGTACGCCAGACCACACCGGCCACTGGCGGCGACGGCGCCGATTGCGGCGTGTACGCTGGTGCCGGTGGCAAAGATGCAGTCGTTTCGGAGCATCGGCATGTTCTTGCCGTTGCTGTCCGGTACGAGCGTGTCGGCCAGGGCCTTCTGCGCGGTGAAGCCGGCAGCGACCAGGCGAGACGGGTCGACGGCGCGATAGTAGCCGGCCGTCCATGGGGTCTGAGGCGAGCCGTCGCCCTCGATGACCGGCTGGGTGAGGATGTCGCGCATCGCATCGGCGTGGTAGCGACTGACGCCGAAGGCGCCGGCACCGTCATCGAGGATCCGTCCGCTGCTCTCGACGCTCAGTTCGGTCACACCGCCGGCGGTCGCCTCGGTCGGGACCATGGCCAGCGACAACAGGACCATGCCGGGGTGGGTAAAGCCGATATTCCGGGTCACCTGGACGGCGGCGAATTGCAAATCGCTGATGTAGCGGGGATTCGAACTGACGCCGCTCAATCGCGTCACGCGTACGCGGGGCTGCATCGATGGCGTCACGGCAAACGCACTGCCACCGGAGTACGCACCGCTGGCGCGGTATCGCAAATAGCACGGCTGGGCCGTCCTGCCTCCGACAGCGTGCTCGGCCAGCGTCTGCCACGTGTCGGCGATGGCATCGCCCACCTCGATCCGGAGCGTGACGCTCAGTGAGTGCTTGTCGCCATCGGTACCGTAGTGGATGATGCCCTTGGGCAGTTGGAAATGGATCGCGATATCGTCGTAGCCGGTGCGCGGCAGTGTGAACGTGATGGGTTCGTTCGGTTGGCATTCCTGTCCGACGTGGTAGTCCTGGCGGAAGGTCGCCCAGTCGTCCAGCACGGTCTGGTCGATCGTTCCGAGCCGCCATTGTGCGGTGACAGAGGTGAAGTCGGACAGGGGCCGCCCGTTGAGCCGTACGGTGGTCTCGTCGGGCGCCTCGATCGGACCTTCCCCGAAACAGGCCAGGATGTAGCGTGAGACCTTGCCGGCCGATACGAGACCGTCGCCGATGCTCAGGTAGTGCCCCACGATGTTGGCGTGGATGCGATTGTTGCCGTAGTGCACTGGCACAGCGATACCTTGCTGCTCGGTGGTCTGCGGACTGAAGGTGTACCCGTCGGGCCGCTCCGGGTCCTTGATCGACGGGGCCAGGGCGCGATTGATCAGGTAGTTGGCCCCGATCATAATGGCGGTGCGGGCGGCCAGGCCCGCCAGGCTGGCGGTAGTGAAAGCCCATTTCAGGAACCCGAAAACGCCGCTGATAATGCCAAATACCATGTCACAGTCCCCTTAAAGACATTGGCAGCACGAGCTTGGCCGCGTCCGGGTCCAGACCCAGAAAGCCGCCGTAACGCGTTTGATTGCCCCGTTCGATACAGTCGGCCAGCGTGCCGTCACAGGTGGTCTCGGAGCCGCTGTAGCCGCAACGGGGGTCGTCCTTGAAGCCTCGGGCGTAGGGGCACTGGTCGGCCCAGTAACGCTCAGCGGGGAAACGCATCTTGACCGGGTTGGGCCCGCCAAGCTTGAGCGCTATTTCCTGGCCCTGTGGGGCGGCGTGCAGGATATCGTAGGTTAGCGTGCTCCAGTTGTAGTCGACTGCCAGTTGATCGACGCAGACCACGGCGATCGTCAGGGTCGTGTTCCGGAACCAGTTGCTCGCGATCGCGTACGGGCGCAATTGGTGTACGGCGTCCTGTATCGTCAACGTGACGGTCGTCACGCTGTGGCCGGTGCCCCCGGCCAACAGTTGGGCAGTGAACGGCCAGGCCGTATAGGTGTGGCCGCCATATGTGATGTCGCTGCTGTATCGGGCGTAGCGCACATGCGAGGCGTCGGGCAACTCGAAGTCGATCAAGGTGGCGAACGCGATGTCGATCGCGTCAGAGGCAAGGATGTCGAGAATAGCTTTGGGAATCGTTTTCATGCGACGATCGCCTCCTCCGTACCGCTGCCGCCGTTGTAGATCGCCTGGATCTCGACGGTCGTCAGGGGCCGCTTGTAGATCCGGACATCGTCCAGGGCGCCGCCGAAATAGCCACCCGTGGTAGCGTAGGCGCCGATGTGGACGTTGGCGGCCGACTCTCCCGGCATAGAGCCATCGCCACTTTCGGCGGTGACGTCGAGACCATCCAGAAATATTCGGCGGCTCTGGCTGGCCGCACACCAACTGACCGCAACGTGGCGCCAGACGCCCGAGGTCAGGACGGCGCTGCCGCTGTGCGCTTGATTCGCCGCTCCCGTCTGCGTGATCAGGCCGACGCGGCCGTCCGCCGCGGCCACCCAGATACGCCAATAGGTGTCGCGACTGATCATCGTCGGCGCGGCCCCACCCGTCGAATCGCGGGTGCCGTCCCATTTGCACCAGAAACAGATTGTCCCTCCGTCCGTCAGGCGAAGGTCCGCATGGTCGGCGACCTGGACGTAACGAGAGGAGGCCGAGACGAACTCCAGGGCCGTGTCGATTTTGCCCGCCACCGTCAGGGTCGACGTGTTGGCGCTGGCGGAGCCGGTGTGGCCGTTGCCGGTGGCGTCGGCGACGGTTGTGTCGTCGGCGTTGTCGTTGAGCTTGTAGTGCGCGACGAGCATATCGACCGCCACGGTCGGCACCTTGGGCAGCACGAGGATCTCGGCGTCGTAAGTCTCGGGCCGCTCGCTGCTCGGCACGATCACGGGCGGCGTGGCCGGATCGTATCGCGCCTCATAGGTCAGATACGTCATCGGGTCGGGCCAGTAGAATTTCGTGCCGCCCCGGTGCGCAGCGCGGAAGGCGTCGAGGATGGCCGTATCGGCCTCCGTCAGTGCCAGGTACCGCAGCTCCTGGGCGACGATGTCCTGGCCCAGCTCGTCGCGGGTTCGCAACGTGCCGTTGCCCAGCCGCATCGAGACCGTGCCGCTGTCTTTGATGCGCGGGCGGGGCCAGCCGAGTTCGTATCGCCGACTCAGGGCGTGTGCTGGAAACGTTTTCATAATTGCCCTTCCAACTCTTCACACATTCTCACGTTCTCTGTGCCCTATCCCAACCGCTCGCACAGCGGGCCGCCATGGTCGAGGTCGTCGAGGATCAACCCGATCACCCACTGGCGGCCGTCCCATCGCGGCTCGCTGGTCGTGGCGTTCTTGGCCTGGCCGTTGTTGACCACCTGGATCGCCACGTTCGGAGCGCCGCCGGAGGCCTCGACTCCCAGCTTGCCGCTTGGCCCTCGCGTCAGCGGCATGATGGCCTCCGGTCCGGCCTCACCCATCAGGCCAACGCCGTTGGCGAACGGGAACACGGTCGGCCCATTGACCACGCCGCCTCGGGCGAACGGGATCAGACCGCTACGGCCGTAGACGTTGCCGAGCGCGTTGGTGGTCGTCGAGGACATCGCCGCCCCGAGACCTTGCGTGATGGCGCTAGTCATCGGCTTGACCACCGCCACCTCCCAGACGATCGCCATCAACTGGTCGGCCAGGTTACGGGCGAGTGCCCCGATGTCGTCGAAGTCGGTCCGCATGGACCGGAAGAAATCGCCGAACGCATCCGACCAGCCGTTCGCCACTTCGTAGCCAGCCTGGCCGAGGGTCTGCATGTCCCGCTCGGATTCCATCGCCGCGGCGCGGAAGCCACCGCGCCAGGAGTCGCCACCCTTGAACTGGTCGATCAATAGCTGCCGGTCCTGCTCGGTCTTCCACGTCGCCAGGGCGGGGCGGTCGCCCAACGCCTGCTTGTAGCCGGCATACTGGGTCTCCAGCAGTTCGCGGCGGGCGGCAATCACATCGGAGGACATTCGGTGCAGGTCGCCCGAGATGGCGCGCAGCGCGGCCGATTCGTCCATCACGCGTCCGGCCGCGCCGGGGCCCTTGAGGTTCTTCTGGAACTGCTCCCAGTAGGCATCGTAGTCAATCTCGCTCAGGGTGGGGCCCTTCATTGAGCCAACGCCGGAGGTCAGCGTTTCGCCGGGCCGTAGATCGCTTTCAGTCAGCCATGCCCCACGCATCGACTTCATGTATTTGACGAAGGCCTTGTCCCATGCGGCCGCCCCTGCCGGCGGACCCGTGGGCGCGGTGATGGGGCCGAAAGGTTGCTGGCCGAGGTTGTAGCGGTCGCGAGTGGCAAAGCCGAGGTCCATACCCATCGGCAGGCCAAAGCCGTGCGCGTTGGTCGCCGACGCAACAGATAAGTCGTTGATGGTGGTGACGCAGTGTGCGGCCGCCTGAGTTGACGCTTTAAGGACCTTTTCGAGGGCCTCCAGTGAACTGATTGCCACCTCGGCGATCGGCTTACCGAGCGACTCTTTCAGATCGCCCCAGCGGTTTGCAAGCTGTTTGCTGCGCCCGGCCAGATCCTGGGTGGCGGCCTCGGCCAGATGAAAGCTGCTGGCCCCGAGACGCAGCAGTTCGTCGAATTTCTCCGTGTCGGTGAGCGTCTCGTCGAGCACGATGCCGTATCGCGTCAGCATCTGGGTCTGACCCTGACTGGCCCGACCGACCAGCATCATGGCGCTCTTGAGATCGAGCTTGTACTTGGCGGCCAGGCCGACGGCGGCGGTCGTTGCCTCTTGGAGTTTGTCGGTCGTGATGCCGAGATTGCGGCCATAGGCCATCTCGGCCAGCACCGCTTCATCGCCATAGACGGTGCGCTTCTGAATCGCGGCGGCGTAGGCCTTGAACTGGGCGATATTGCCGCCCACGGCGGCGCCGAGGGCATTCTCGGCCTTCTCCTGCTCCATCGCTGCTCGCGCGACGCTCGTCACGCCCGCCACGAGTCCCCGGCCCCCGAGGTACACGCCGGCCAGGCCGACCACCGAACGTGTGACCTTTGTCAGACTCCGCTCGAACGACGCGATGCCCGTCTGGGCGCGGTTGTACGCCCGAAACTCAACACCCACGGAGGTTGTCTTACTCATTGGCTACCTTTCCGGCCGTAACGGGCAATCAGCCCGGCGACCAGGCCGCGCTTGCGTCTCGGCGTTTTGCCCATCAACTGCTGGCGAATCCGCTCGGCCGCCACGGCTGCCTGCTTCGAACCGCCGAACGCCGCCGCCATCGCGTGCCCGAGAAACAGCATGCGAAGGTTGGCGGCGTGTTCGCCGTACGGAACGACCTGCTCGGCCAGCTCCATCTCCTTCAGCGCGTAGGCGCTGAAACGTGCTTCGATCTCGTCGACCGTGCACCGGTAGTGAGTCGCCAGGCGAATCAGGAACTGCCGGTGTCGGTCGTTCCGTAGTTTTTTAGGATCGTCTCCTCGGCCTCGTCGCCGTTCCCGCAGAGTTTCATGCAGATCGCCACCAGGCGATTGACGATCAACTCGGGTAGCTCGACGATCTGGGTGACGTGTTTGTCCGTGAGGATCCGCTGGCCCTGGTCATCGCGCAGACATCGCACGATCAGCTTGGCGTCGGCGTAGTCGTCGGAGATCCGGCCGGCGTCGTCCTTACTGCAGCTCTGGCGCCACTGATGCGCTTCGAGATTCGAGAGGCCGTGCACCGTGACCGTACCGATGCCGGGGATCTCGAACAGTTCAGTCGGCGGCCGGTTCCGCAGACTCAGCAGATCCTCGGCCGTCATTGTCCGATGTTCCCCCTGCGTTTCGTTGATGTCCGTCATGGTCGGTATTCTCCTCTGTTGTGATGATGTGGCCGTAGCCGAGCCGCTCAAGGTGCTCGGCGTCGCGGCCGTTTATGGTTTTCGTTTCGCCCCGGGTTCCGGCCTGAGCCGGTGGGCAATACACGGTTCGACTGTAGGTAAACGGTACCTGCTGTGACATATGTCACCTCCTATAGAGCTATGCCGCCGGCGTGAAGACCCAACACGTCTTCGGCGTCAGCGTGGCCGTAAAGACCATATCGCCCTCGGTATCGAGGCCCTTATCGCCGACCCGCGTAACAAAGCCGAGCCCGGCGTCCGCACTGGCTTCGGCATCGGTCAGCGTGAATGTGTCCTCGGTGCGGGCAATCGCCGCTGTGCGTAGGGTGCTGTAAGTGGTCTTGTCGTACGAGAACGTCACCTCCATCGGGCTCTCGCGCACCTTCGTCGGCAGGTTTTCAGGGATACGATTCGTATCGCCCAACGTCGCGATCTCGGCAATGCTGACCTCGATGCCGCCGACGCGAACGTCCTTGATGCCGGTCAGCGCGCCGAGCGAGGTCCCGGCCAACGTGGCTCCATATCCGCTTTGAGGCATAGTGTGCTCCTTTCACAACAAATGGGTTCGGCTCTGGGTATAGGGGTCGGTGAAGTCCACGTGGTAGCGAATCGCCACGCGGTTTAGCAGTACGGTCGCCTGGTTCTCGGCGTCGAGCCAGATCTCGGCACCGCGCAGTTCGATCCAGTCGGCCAGGTGGTTGCACAGGCTCTTGGCGCCTCGATAGCCGGCGATCTCGGCGCCGAGGCGTTTCTCGATGTCGGCCCGCACGCGATTGATCCGCTTATCGATCGACACCTCCGTGCCGCCGTCGCCGACGAGGAACGTGATAATGCCAAACGGCTGGACCCACAGCCGATGCTCCTGGGTCGGCGCCTCGCCGTGCTCGGGATCTTCCAGGCCGACGATTGTTGTCAGGTCGGCGATGGGCGTGTCGGTCGCCTCCAAGTCGCCCGGTCGCGCGACGGAGAGGCTCTGCTGGTAGCCGTTGGCGGTGCTGATCTGGGCGATGGCACTGATCAGCCATTCAGCGATTTGTTCGACGATGGGCTCACTCATGATTCGTGCCTCGTCTCTCGTGACTCGTGATTCGGGTTTCGGCGATCACTTCGGCCACCTCCGCTGTAGGTGCAGCTTAACCTGGCTGTGAATTTCCTTTTCCAGTCGGACGCTGCCAGTCTGGTGGACTTTGCCCAGCATGGCGGGCGCATCGGTGAGCACCTGGCCCAGCGACGGGCCCATGAGAAACCGTAATGGGTAACGAGGCACCTGCTGGCCGTTGGCACCGGCACGCCGAAAGATCGCTTTGGGCGTGTCGTCCCTGGCGTTTGGGTTCGCTCGCACGAAGCCGCTGGGCACGCGCCGGCGATGCCCTTTGCGGATTGTGTAGGTCACGCCTCGCCGCTTGCTCCAGGAATGGCGAAAGGAGCCGAGTGACACGCGTTCCTTGCTGATGCCAAGCCGCCAGCACCAATGCGTGGTCGTGGCCTTGTCTTCATCGACAATGCGCCGCATCACCGCCCGCTTCTTGACGGTCAGCTCGGCGCGGATCTCTTTGTCGAGCTGCGTGCGGCCGCCGGCGGCGGTCCGCTTCAGTGAGCGCACCATGATCTTGGGCAGGGCCTTGGGCATCTCGGCCACCGCCTGCTCGATGGCGCGCATCTTGGCTTTGTCGATCGTCACGGTGATCGCCGGCGGCCGCATCACACCACCTCCAATTCGATCCAACCGGGGTTCTCGTCCCTGACCCGCCGGATCCGCATCCGGACGTGTTCGCCGCCCTTGACCTTCGCCAGGCGGATCGTATCTTGCGGCGTGACTTCAGCGCCGGCGATCCCATAGGTAGCCGAGTTCATCGCGCTAACCACGATCGGCTGCTGCTCGCTTCGCGGCTTGGTGTTGACCGCCTCGGGGTCGCGCTCGACGACCACGCGGATCGCACGGGGATCCCCACCGGCCGGCAGGTAGAGGGCATCCTCGCCCGGACCATCGGCCAGCACCGCAGCGGCATCGGCTTGTAAGATCTCTTGCAGACTCATAGCAACTCCAACTCCGTCCAGCCGTCAGACTGGCTCAGTCGCCGGACCACCCTCATGGCCACGGCCGGCCCGCCGATGTGACGGGCGATCGTGACGGTGTCTTGTTTGGTGATTTCACCGGCGGTGATCCCATCGCTCACAGCGTTCTTGGCCCAGACGCGAAGTGGCCGCACCTTCCGACGCGGGGCCCCTTCGAGGTGCGCCGCCTGGCGATCGACCATCAGCAGGACGTCACGCCCGCTACTGCCGGCCGGCGTGTAGACGGCCGCTTCGGCCGGCAGACAATCGAGGACGGCGTCGGCGTCGGCTTGCATCATCCCTTGCAGCACCGCCGCCTGGCCCGTTGGCGTGCGGAAGATCCGCAGGACCGCCACGCAGGCGGCCGTTACGGTAATCGAGCCGGCCAGTTCCACCGTCACGCCCGTACCGGTTTGCAGCAGGCCGGACAGCGTGCTGGTCGCGACGATCGAACCGCTGAACCCATGGGTGACCTTGACCGCTCCATAAGCGGCGACGGTGGTCGTTATCGAGCCGGACAGACGACGCGAGAGTCGCACGGCGCCCGTGAGGCCGCTCTGGACCGCTACGGAGCCGGACAGCGGCCGCACGACAGACAGGGCGGCCGATGTCTCGCTGGAGGCGGTTGTGGTGCCAGCCAGGGTCCTGGTTGCTCGCACGACGCCCGAGACGGACGTCTTAGCGGCGATTGAGCCGGCCAGGGTGATCTGGCCCTGCGTGGTCAGGGTGCCGGACAGACCGGTCTGGACCGAGATCGAGCCGGCCAGTCGGCGTATCGTACGAACGGTGCCCGAGGCGGCGGACTGGCCCGCTGCAGCACCGGCGAGAAACCGTGTCACCGATAAGGCTGCCGAGATGTCACTAAAGACAGTCGAACTGCCAGCCAAGGACTTGGCAACCGACAGCCCGCCCAAAATGGACGCCTGTGCGGCCGTAGAACCGCTTATCTCCCTGGATACCCCCAGCGACCCAGTAACCGCCGTTTGGCCAGCGACAGACGCCGCCAGGGACTTCGTTACAGACAATGCCCCGGACACTGAAGATGTCGCTGTCGCCGATCCAGACAAGGCATGGGTGGCGCCTGTTCCGCCAAGGGCACCCACCACTCGCACCGCCACCGGCCCGGCGACGCGATAGGGCGACCACGGGTGCAACGTGACCCGTTCTATCTCAGGCTCTTCAAGCTTCCGCGACCACACCAACACGTGGTAAATGGCTGGCGTGCCTCCGCCAATGTAAAGTGTTGAATTGGCCACGTTGGAAGGCGGGTCTGCTGCATGTGATTTAGTCCCGGCCCAGACAGCGTCTTTGTAGTACCGGCAGTTGTCACCATCATGGGAGAACGCCAGGACTTGTGGCACAGCACACTCTGCCGTTGTGAAATCGGAAAAGTTTTGATAAGAGGTGCCATGATAAACGCGAAAATAACCGCTCGTGGAGTACCGCTGAATTGTGACGTTTCGAGTACTGGCCCCACTGTCCCAGAGTGAAAAAATCGACCCCCAGGCACCAGGACTCGCACCCTCGAACCACATCATGATTGTGTAGCCGGTGCCCAAGGCATTCATCCAACCAGCATGTGGGCCGTTAGCGGAGTCACCGAAACCGCCACCACATACACCGCCGCCACTATTCGCCACATAGCTTGGGTGTACGATGTCGCATACCGCAGTGCCAGGCGACGCCATCGGCAATGCGCAAACCAACTCCGATGTCAACGGGTCCGACCATTCGACCCCGTAAATCCGGCGTGGCTTACGTTGTGCTCGATGGACAAGAGCCATGTTAGCTCGCTACCTTCTCATTGATACAGGCGGAGACCACGATGGCCGATGCGGCATTGCTCTTGGCATAGATCTTGCCTACCGCCCCAACCGGGCAGTCGACCGACAGGATGGTGGGGTTGTTGGCGTTGGTGTCCAGTCGGGCCAAAAACTCACCGTCACTCTCATTGGTGGGGTATTCGCTGCCCGCCGTGCCGGTCCCAGTGCCATCCGGATCGCCTGACGACCGAAGTAGGTAGACATCCAC